ACTAATCTAGATTTTGTGGGGCTGCCAACGGCCATCTTGATAAGTAAAGTTAAATAACTAAGCCTTAATTTACTAAATGCATTAAATTAATTTTTATAGTCCTAACATTATAATCTAAAGATCAAATTAGTAATTAACCTCAAAATCTCCGCCAAGTTCCTCATTTCTGAGTTTCAATAGCGTGGTTGATCTTGAGTCCGGGTTAAATTCAATTCCAGTACCACGAGTCAAATCGAGACCAAGATTTATCATCTTAGATCTCCATTTTGAGTCTGTGGATTTATCATGCATAGCCAGTTCGGTTAATCCTCCGCTGATTGTGTCAACACAGATACGTAAAGGTAGTTGGTTACCAACACGTACCCAGTTAGGTGCATCCAAAATAACATCAATGTCAATTGGAGCAACCCACAATCCTACAAAGTCTTCAAACCTAAATTTCCTCTTTAAAAACGAAACTTCCTCAAGAGTTCGTGCTTTCACACATTCTCCCGTTTTAGCTTCATCAGTCATAGTCATTTCCAGGTTGCGTTTCAAAATCGGGGTGAGAGTTTCTTGATTGTAAACATCAATAACCTCTGGTCGTATATTCATTATGAAGTCATCACCATAAAAAATAGACGAAGTATGCTCAAAAAACGAGTTCATTGTAGCATACGACGTGCCATTCATTATGTCTAGCCAAGAGTCAGCAAGACAACAATGGTTTACGATACTGTTCAGTATAGCAGTCGCAGGGCATCCAGATGGAATACCGTTACGAACGTAATATATCAGAGCAGCACCAGAAACATTTTTATGGTTGGATATGTGCAGATGGTTAATGCACTCGACTCCAATTTTCATCAAAAATTGTTCAAATTCATCGTAAGTCAGTTCGTGTCCATTTATAATGTTGCGTTCTTCGTGAACTATAGCGTCCCAGTTTCTCATAAACCAGTCAACCATAATTTTCACGGCAACTTCAACATATTGTACCGGGAGTGTGCCGTCAAAGTTAGAGTAATCTCCAGCAATGACATGTTTTCC